TGATGCTGTACTTGCTGAAAAAATACTTGCAATAAATGTCGGGTCAAAATCTACAATCTTTTTACCAGATGGCGGTTCGTAGTATGAGAGAGATAATAATGTTGCCGACCACAGAAGCACACAAACTTTAACAATGGTTTCGACTTTGCTTGGTTCTTGATCTTCCATATTAAGAAAACTGCCTTAGTGTGTGAGGAGTAAGCTGTTGACCATTGCTTTGTTAGGCAGCTATATGGCAAACTTAGCAAATATTGGTATGTTTGGAAAGTAACACAATAGTAATTATGCTCAAACTCTTAAAACCAATACTACTAAAGTTTTTCACGACAACTGCTGTAAAGAGATTAGTAGTTGATCTTCTTCGTGCAATCTGTAAACAGACCTCGAATACTCTTGATGACAGAGCCGTTGACATGTTGGAACAGCAGTTGTTTCCTAAAATGAATTAAAATGAACAGTCAAGAGTTCTTTAAAATACTGATTGGTGAACCACCTCTTGAAGTTGAGTTGGAAATAGAAATGAAATGTAGAGAAGTGGAAGAACTACCAGAAAGTATTATGAAAGCATATTGTTTTTCTTTAGTAAAAGAAAACAAAATGCAAAATTTACTTATCATGGCAGCAATGCAACGTATCACTGATACAGAACTTAAGTTATTAAGAACTGAAATGGCTCTTCATCATTACAAAAAAAATTTAAAACCAAAAAAGAAAACTTTACTCAACAAAATCAAGACTATGTTGGGCGTGTTCAGATGATCTATTATCTTCCCACAACACTTTGTAGTAATACATTTTAGTACCCACTGAATTTTTTCTTTCTATAGTTTCAGTAATATTTCCATACTTTTTCTTATATGTATTAGCTATCACAGAATAGTTCTTTCTAGATACACGATCATTAATTTGGAATCTTTGTCCAATTAGCTTATTAGGCATAATTTTCTAAAACAAGGTATATTAGTTTCAAAACCAATTCTAATTATGGGAAAAGAAAAAAAGTTAGAATTATTAGAAAATCTTCAAACTGTTCTTATACAAGAATTATTAGGAAGAATAAAATGTGGTGAAGCAAAACCAGGAGATCTAAACGTAGCTAGACAATTATTAAAAGATAATGGTATTGAATGTATTCCAACAGAAAAGAATCCTATGGAAGACTTGATGTCAAACTTACCAGATTTAGATATAATTCCTGTACTTGAAAGATAGCTTATGAAAATTTTAGATACCTTTGCAGGTATCGGTGGTTTTAGTTATGCTGCTGAAAAACTTATAGGCGGTTTTGAAACCACACAATTTATAGAAATTGACCCTTTCTGTCAAAAAATCCTAAAAAAACACTGGCCACACGTTCCTATTCACGATGACATCAAAACATTTACAGCAAGACCTTTTCAGTGGGACGTCATATGTTCTGGATTCCCTTGTCAGGACATCAGTGTGGCCGGGCTTCAAAAAGGAATCACCAAAGAATCCAGATCAGGTTTATTTTACGAACTCATGCGAGTCGTACGCATGGTACGACCAAAGTACATCGTCTTGGAAAACGTGGCAGCGATCCTTAATAACGGATTGGACATCGTACTCGGGGAGCTTTCCGAAGCAAAGTATAATGCGGAATGGGCGGTTATATCTGCAAGTTCTTTGGGAGCCTGTCACCGTAGAAGCAGGTGGTGGCTCGTTGCCTACTCCAACAGCATCGGATGTGGAGGGAGGGATAGCGAAAGATGTTCAATTCAAGAACGGCAATTTTTTTCGGGAAAACAAAGAGGGAGTGAGATGGGGAGTAAAACTCAGAGATGCAGTGACACTACTTCCAACCCCAACGACAATGGATCATCTTCCTCAGAGAAGTGTGAATTCAATGGTAAAACAAGTGACAGAACACAGGAAGGGCAGAACCAAACTAGCCAATCTGAGAGAAACAGTGAATCCAGAAACAGTACAACTATTCAACAAACTACAAAGCTTACCTACCCCAACAGCAAGAGACTACAAGGACTCAGGGGAGAACATGAACTACAAGAAAGCAGCAGACAAAGGACGTTTACCTGGCGTAATAGTGGAATCACGCTCAACCCAAACTGGAAAGGATACAAATCTAAACCCACACTTTGTAGAGGAGATGATGGGCTATCCAATCGGGTGGACCGTATCAGATCATTAGGCAATAGTATTGTCCCGGCTGTAGCAGCTATTCCTTTGCAGAGGGTAAAAGATCTTAATGCAACCGCTTCCTGACAAACTACAAGACTTCAGATATTTCCTGATCATTACATGGCGGCACCTTAACCTGCCTGACCCCACACCAGTTCAATTAGACATAGCTGAGTATTTACAGTACGGACCTCGTAGAAAGATCATACAGGCTTTTAGAGGTGTGGGTAAGAGTTGGATTACATCCACCTATGTTGTATGGAAACTACGGATGAATCCACAACTAAAGTTTCTTGTTGTATCTGCAAGCAAGGATAGAGCAGATAACTTCTCTACTTTTACCATGAGATTAATCAATGAGATGCCTGTACTTGCTCCACTACGACCAGATGACTCTCAAAGAAACAGTAAGATAAGTTTTGATGTTGGCCCTGCACACGCTGACCACGCACCTTCAGTAAAGTCTCAGGGTGTTCTAGGACAGATGGCAGGTAGTCGTGCGGATGAGGTCATAGCTGATGACGTAGAAGTACCAAATAACAGCTTTACTCAACCGATGAGAGACAAGTTAAGTGAAGCCGTAAAAGAATTTGATGCAATCCTAAAACCAAACGGTAATATTACCTTTCTTGGTACACCACAAACAGAACAATCTTTATATCTAACCCTGGAAGAAAGAGGATATACCACACGCATATGGACTGCACGATATCCAGAGATAAAAAACAACTATGGAGATAGATTAGCTCCCAAATTAACTCAGAAGCTATCAGAAGAGCTTGTAAAGCCTAAAGATCCTGTTGACCCTGATAGGTTCTCATCAATAGATCTGATGGAACGAGAGGCTTCTTATGGCCGTTCTGGGTTCTCTTTACAGTTTATGCTAGACACAAGCTTATCTGACCAGGATAGATACCCTCTAAAATTATCAGACCTTATCATCAGCAGTGTTAATCCTGATCATGCACCAGAAAAGGTCATATGGTCTTCTTCTCCCGAATACGTCATCAAAGAATTACCCTGTGTAGGGTTTAATGGTGATCATTTCTATCGACCTGCACAACAATTCGGTGACTGGATTGAATATACAGGCTCTGTGATGTTCGTAGACCCCTCTGGAAAGGGTCGTGATGCCACTGGTTACGCTGTTGTGAAGATGCTTAATGGAAATCTATACGTTCCTGATGCAGGGGGTCTTAACGGTGGTTACAGTGACGCAGTTTTAACAACCTTATCCAAAATAGCCAAGACCAATAACGTAAATACTATTCTCGTAGAATCCAATATGGGTGGTGGTATGTTTGCAGAACTGATGAAACCCTTTCTTATGAGGTATCATCCCTGCGAAGTGAAAGACGTTAGAAACACTAAAAGCAAAGAACAACGCATAATAGATACCCTGGAACCTGTAATGAACTCTCACAGGCTCATAATAGACCGTAAGGTAGTAGAAAAAGACTATAGATCCAACCCCAACGAAGCACCAGAAAGAAAACTAAAGCTGCAACTCTTCTATCAGATGTCTCGTATAACAAGACATAGAGGTTCTTTAGTACACGATGACATTCTTGATGCTCTATCAGGTGCTGTAGCTTACTGGACTGAGTACATGAATCAGGATGAAGACCGTAATATAAGATCTCGTAAGGATGAATTATTAAGAGTACACCTCGATAACTGGGGTTCTCTTATGAATAATTCCATTACTCAGACAGCTATGGGTATGACTCCTTCTCAAATAAGTAATTCTAATGATAATACCGATGGCTTTATAAGTAATTCTTATTAAAGCCCACTTGTAGATAGACTGTGGGGGGGACTATAGGGGGGGTCGTTAGAATCCACCATAGACAGACTATAGATTTGACCTTCATCAGCATCTTCTTTATAATTAATTCATAGGTTCTCTCCCCAAATAACCTATAAAAGACCCTTGTAGTTTCCTTCTGGGTGGTTCTACATAGGGTCTTACAAAAGATTTTTGCCACAAAAATTTGAAGGGTTTACGCATATATACAAATCTAAGATTTACCCCATATATATAACTTTTTGCAGATATTTAAGATATAACTACAGTCTTTTATATGTAGTACTGTCATAGAGACAGCACTGCAAGTTAATCTATACCTGGTCTTTTGTAGATTTTATAGTGTTTTGGACAGTAAAAGGACAATAATTGGACAGGGTGGGGGGATATATAGGGTCTATTGTTACAGATTGTAAAGATTTTCTATGTTTTTATATTATCGATAGCCGACCTATAGTAATAATTCAATCAGTACTAGACTTTTATATTCCTAGTACCAATCCCAGATTATGAACTTATTGAAATTCAGTAAGGGAAATAAGAAGTTATCAAAAGATACTCTTATATTTTCCTTACCTGCGGGCAAAACTTGCCCAGGTGCTAGCTTATGTCATTCTTTTGTTTCTATTAATAAAGATAATAAAAGAGTTATACAGGATGGTGTAAACACTGAATTCAGATGTTATGCAGCATCGCAAGAGGTTATGTATACAGCTTTATATCAAAAGCGTAAATATAACTTAGATCTTTTACTTGATGCTTTAAATAGTTTTAATGCTGTTGATTTAATCAATGAATCATTAAAAAAGTATCTTACAAAAAACATTAAAAAAGTAAGGATACATGACTCAGGGGATTTTTTCTCAGGAGAATATCTTAGAGCCTGGTTAGCAGTAGCTAGACTTAACTCTAATATTCAGTTTTATTGTTATTCAAAAAGTCTGAACCTTTTTGGAACTAACGTATCTATCCCTAATAATTTCTACTTAACTGCTTCCATGGGTGGTAAGTATGACTATTTAATTCATAAGGGATATTTTAAAAGATATGCAATAGTTGTTAATTCAGTTAATGAAGCTTACAGCCTGGGCATATTGCATAGAAATAAACCTTATGAGATAGATAAGGATGATAGTAGTTGCTTAAAGAATGAACCATTCGCTTTATTGCTACATGGAACCCAGCCAAAAGGTAGTAAAGCAAGTAAAGCTTTACAAGCTATCAAAAAGACTAAGGTTAAAGCTTAAACAATCTCTTAAAGCGTCCAGTTATGGACGTTTTAAAAGGTTTTTTATAAACCTTATTATCCCAGTTATTTTTTTTAAAATCTATGGACACTGTTTTAACTCTTGTCGGTGCTTATGGTCGAGACTATACGACTAAAAAAGCAATTATTAACGATATAAAAGCTAATAAAGACTTTCAAGTTATGCCAACTAGTTCTTATATCAATTTACAAGATATAAAAACTTCAAACATTAAAGAAGTAAGAGTTAGGTATAAAAGATTAATGAACTTAGCTTATATAAATATTGCTAGAGATCTTTAATTATTATGTCTAACAAAAGCAACCACGAAGCAGAATTAAAAGCTGCTAAACGTGCAGAAATAGAGCGTATATGGTTCGCCCAGGAAGCTACTAATAAGGAATTATTAGAAGCCTATAAAGCTCTAGATATTAAGGAAAATAAAGAGCCTAGTTAATCCTAGGCTTTTTCTTCTTTTTATTTTTTATTATTCCTGGTCTTATTATCCTTGGCGAAACTTTTAATGAACCTATTAGGAATTTTTTTAGTTTATTTTTAACAGGTTCTTTACGAACCTTAAACCCAGTTATTTTTTTATTATGAAACTTTGTACAAATCAGAGTATCCCTTGCGAATTTTTAAAGGGAGCTTGTATCTTTTTATCCGATGAGGATGAGGGGAGATATATAAAAGATGTATGTGTAGATCTTGAGAAACATTCTATTATCCTGATTGATGATGATGGTAATGGATTCTATTGGGAGTCTTTACGCAATGCGTCTATCCAATTCCAGGGGGGTAGATAGATGACTAATGACAATTGGTATGAAAACAGCCCTGATATTAAAAAAGAATATGACAAGGCTGATGATGAAGAAAAAGCACTCATTCGTGAGATAGAGAACTTTATCAGGAATCAACCTAAAAAATGGAAAGATGTATATGTAAGTCTCCCAAAAGATGAGGTTGGTTTGTTCTTGCAGCAATCAATGGAAGAACATAACCATTATTTAGAAGTAGCTAAAAATGAACCTAATGAAGAATTAAGAGCAAAACTGTTAGCTTGCACACACGAAGAACGTAAGGGCTTTTATATGGCAGCAGCAGAGGAGCAGAAAAGAATTTTATTTAATGAACCTTGGTTATTAAGAAAGTTCAGTTATGAAAATCGTATGTCCATTCTTGCAAGATATACACCTGAAGAACAGGCAAACATGAAAGCTCGAATGGATTTAGAAGATGATTTTAGAAGAGAAAAAAGAGGAGGGTTTGGCTAATGAGTGATTATCCGTACAACCTTACAGCAATAGCTACTCATTTAAGGGAGCTTGCACAGTCTATTGCTAAGAAGCTAGACATAAGTGAACAGGATGCCTGGGATCTTTGTATTGAAAAGCTTGAATCTAAATACCTACACATGACAAGGGAGGATAATAAAGATAAGCAAATACAAGATCGTATTAAAAAAACTTTATTTAATGATGATTGTTTAACAAGGGAGGAGGATTAATGAAACTTGATTTGTGGGAGGAAAATGATGTTTATGAATTGATTAAAGAAAAAATTATTCAATTAAAAAAACAAATAAAAGAAGAAGAAGAATTAATAGAAATATATAAAAGATATGATACTGGATCTATACAACAGAAATCTAGTAGAAAAAGAGCATATCAAAATCACGTTGAGAATAAAAATAACTATCAAAAAAAATATTTTAATTTACAAAAACTATTTCATAAATTTACTTATAGAGACAGATGATTCAATGTCCTAACTGCAACAGCGACAATACTATTGTCCTACATACAAGAGAAAGGGAAGCTGCATATCTTTGGAGGTCTAGAACCTGTAAGGAATGTGGTAAGAACTTCAGTACAAGAGAGTACAGTTTGGAAGAACTTGCCAAGCTGATTGATGAAGGTAAAGAATCTCTTGATATTATGCGTGGTCACTGCGATGAACTACTAAGTGACTTACAAGCTTTAATCTCTCAATATTCAAATACAAAGGAGTCTAAATAATGGTAAAACCAAAGATGACAACAGAAGAGAAATCAT